ACGATCGTGCCAAATTTGAAGAACAGACCTTGATGTATGTCCATTAAGCCTAGTTGATAGGCGTCGAATTCAGCTGGAGTTAACCTGTCGGGGTCGCGTTGCGTGCTGTTGTAATAGGTGCGGCAGCGTGGACCGGCGTCGTCGAGAGGGTATCCAAAGTGACGGGCAAATGAAATATGGGTGTTCTCAATTGCGGCAAGATAGCGGTGGTGAAGGTGTCGGATGTTCAGACGGATTTGTTGAAATTCAGCGTCATAGACAAGGATTTCTTCAACTTGCGTTGGAGGATTATCTTCACTTGAGTCATCGCTATCGACTACAGGAATGTTACCAATAAGTTGCTGGGTGGCCAGATTGGTACATTCGGTCGACGAAGGGGTTGATGTGTTCAATAAGTTGGTTGTTGTGCTTGACACATCGAACAAAGCGGGGATGTTGGCGACACGCTCTAATGGGGGTCGTGCTGTCGACGAAGTCGACGTGCTGGTCGTGGTGTGGACTGAACCAGTGGTGTCGTCGTTTTCCGCATTGGATTGCTCGCAACTTGTCGTAGATTGCTGAGCTTGGCAGGACTTCAAGTTTGCGGCTGTCAGGGTGGTACTCTTTGTGTCTAGGGCGTTGGACGCTTTCGCTAATAAGAGGGGCGGGATCACCAGACAGGCGACAGTGCTCTCGGGCGTGATTGGAGTTTGGCTCGAGGAGAGGATGGGCGGGGATTCGATGTGGCATTCCCCTGCCCCATAATTCAATTTCTCGTTCGAATTCGAGTTGCCATTCAATTGAGATGCCATAAATAAGTTCAAAATGGGCACGAGATTCTTGAGAAATGTTCGTTTGTCGTTGAAACCATTTCCCACGAGATTCTGGAAGAATCCGAGCGCTCCCTTCTTGGATGCTAAGAGAGCTTGGTTCTTCGTTTCCGAGATATTCGAGTATTTCAGCATAGAGTCGTCCATGCCAATAAGACCTACTAATTTCCCCCAACATAACATGCCTGCAGTCAATTGACCGAGTTTTGTAAAGGGTCCAATATGCCAGCGCTCCAACAATCGGACAAGCTGAGTATTGATAGTAGAAGCTGAAGGCTTTTGCTCGGATAAGGGCTTGGAGCATCGCGTACCTAAATCCGCGATAGATTTCCGGAAGGATGAAGAAATTGATGAGTACTTTGATGGGT